CCTGTTTAGACCAATGTTTACCCAAACTGGACTCTAATTGAAAAACTCCCTTAGTTTGGCCATCGCAGATCAAATCCCAAACATTATCATCTTCAAAATTATTAATATCAAAACTATTCATTAGACATAAATCCCGCCCTTAGCAAAGGACTTCTCAAATTTGACCTTTTTCAATAAGTTCCTCTGTAGCTTCAAAAATTTAATCATAAGATTAGCAGTATCCTTTACGTCCTGTAATGCATCGTGAGCATTCTCTTTGCTCTCCTGACTCATACCAAAGTAGTCTCGCATGTAATCCATGCTGTAACCTTTAACATCTTGATTGTTCTCGAACCAGCAATAAATATGTTGCATGACATCGATAGTAAAAATGGGGTTAAAGATTTTTTGACACCCCTTCTTCTCATCAAGAGGTCCGTACTGCTGACACATTCTCTCGACGATTGGCATGTCGTATCCATTAATATTATATCCAGCCGCAATCGGGGCTGAAAAAGAAGTCTTTCTAAAATTATATTTGTCACAGAATTGTGCAAATTTTTTCCATACTCCCTTGGGCAGCGGAGCTTTGGCGAGTCCCGCCCTAGTCTTTCGGGTTATCTCAAGAGCCTTTTCTTCTAGTGGGGCTACCCCGGCCTCAATAGCCTTCTCATCGTCTATAATGGGCCTTATTTCGCTGTCAAAGATACCACCGGGCTGTAGCTCCAGTTTCCTTGCATGAATAGCTACAGCCGCAATCTGGGTCGGTTGACACGTATGAGGATTAGCTCCACCGGTTTCAAAGTCAAACACGATAATGTCTCTATAATTCATACTAGTGGTTCCTATTTTTTAGCTCTAAAAACTTATCTACAGCATCATCTACATTATGGTATAGCTCGTAAACCCTATGTCTGTCTGACCAAACCTGATAACTCGCCCCACGTCCAGAGAACCGGTTTAGGTAATCGTTTAAGTTACATATGGAAACACCGTTTGATTCTATGGCGCAACCAGAAAAAATGATGGATTTATATTCTTGTCTATTAGCGGTGATTCTGTTAGTTGTCATTTGCAATATCCATTATCTTACTAAGTAAATCAATTCCAAGAACATCAAACTTTACATGCCCCTGAGCCTCAAGTGCGGTCATTTCAAAAGCCACAATAGGATCTCCAGATTTATCAACAGTCATAGGACAAGCGTCTGCGAGTCTATGTTTTGATATGATAACTCCGGCAGGATGTTTTCCTTGTGACTTATTTGTTCCTTCTATTCTGATCGCTTGTTCAAACAGGTGTGCTAGTGACCCATTAAGATTTCCATCCTCATCCATAAAACACCAGTTCTTAAGATCGTCCGGCTCATTTTCTAATGTCCATCTAATAATGGATTTGTCTTCCATCATTTCTAGCTGATCAGAAATCTTTGCTTCGTCTGGTATACTCTCTGTTATCCTATTCATTTCCATAAAAGACACAGCATCGTTGATTCTAAGCACTTCTTTTAGGGCGGCTCTTCCTTGAAGCCTTCCAAAGGTTATCATTTGACCAACCTTATCCGCGCCATATCTCTCTTTAATGTAGTCAATTACTTCATCTCTATGTTCGGCTGGAACGTCCATATCAATATCCGGAAGCGAAATATATTCTTCTGTATTTCTACCCTCGTTGTAAAATCTTTCAAAGATTAAATCATATTCGATTGGATCTACCTCCGTCACTCCTATTAAATAAGATACTAAACATCCTGCCGCCGATCCTCGACCCGGCCCCGCCAACCATCCCTTTTTCTTGACGTTATTGACTATATCTTGCACGATCAAGAAATATCCTGAAAGCTGCGCCTTAAATATAACATCTAGCTCTTTTTTAATTCTCTGCAAATATAGATCTTTACTTTCTTCGGTTGAGATTTTGTCGCTAGGAATCAGTCTCTCTCGCCATCCACGCCGACATAACTCGGTCAAGTATCCGTCTTCATCCATGTCCTCTGGACAGACAAACTTTGGCAACATCGGTTTTGACGCGATCTCATAATCTTCACACATGTCACAAATCGCGTTAAGGAGTTTGATAGTGTCTTCGTCGTCTAGAACCTCATGAGGTTCGGGGAGATAAAAATTATCACTCTCGAAGAATCTCTGGTTATCTATAATCTCTTCCGAGGTAAGTAATGTTTGAATTTTAGGTAGTGTTGTTTTCATCCCGGAACACAGAAGAATGCGGTGCGCCTCCGCTTCATCTTTGGTTACGTAGTAAACGCCACGATCCGAATACTTATAGGAAAAATAATTATTACCAAATAGTTTTTGATACCCATTTTGTGGCTCATTTGTTATACAAATAAGATTACCCCTTTTGGCGCATTCTTTAAAAAGGTCAAGTCCTCCATGAGAAACAATTTTAATAAGGTCAAACCAACCATCTTTATTTTTAGCTATGAGCATATACTGACCAAAATCGCACCCCAGAATAGGCTTGATCTCGTGTTGGCGGCACGCATTATGAAACTCCATTGCCCCAGACAATGACTTTATGTCTGAGATGACACAAGCTGAGTAGCCATACTCTTTGCATTTTTGTGCCAATTTGTCACATTTTGAAAACGCTTTTAGCAAACTAAAGTGCGTTTTACAATTAAAAGGTATCCAGTTCATTCAATTTTTTCCTAAATTCATCAAGCGGTTTGCGGTGTAGCTCAATATTTTCTCTTCTCATCTTTAGTTTTTCATACAGATGAGCGGCTAGATTTTCCGGCATCATGGTTCCTCTACAATAGTCTGCTATTTGATACAGAAATTTCCGACTCTTAACACCCTGTATAAAGTTTAAAATTTTCGAGATCGTACTATCTAAGTCTCGCCAAGGGGTTTTAAAATGGGGGGCGGTTTCGTAATGCCAAAGTCGTGGTAGTTGCTCTACTAAGGGTAAAGCTCCCATCAATATAGACTCAAAGAATCTAAACGTTTCATAACTATGTGACCCTTGTGGACACAGCGCCACTCTAGATTCCGATAAAATGTCTAAATATTCTTCTGTGTCTAGACCGCATCCAAATCCATCAGTGTATTTTACAAAATAACTAAATTTGTCTCCAGTTTCGTACATCATTTTATCTAAATGTCTTTTAAAACAGTCTCGCGCACCCGTGTCGGGAATTTGTCCCACAAAAGAAAAATCATACTTCCTTTCTAGTAAGGGTTTAATAATCTTGTCCTTAGAGTCTTTAAAGGGTCCAAGGGGCATCGGATACACAAGGGGGTTGTATAATGGATCTCCCCATTTGTCTAGCATAAAATAGTGTTGAAAAATAGCAAATACATCGTCTCTGAAAAACTCGTTCGGCACATCGTGTGTTTCTCTAGAAGTTGCAATTACAACATTGAGTTTATTGTCATTATAGCTAGGGAGCTGTTTCGGCCTATCGTATTTAACGACAACTCTAAATTCATCGCTTAAGAGGTTGGCCAGATTTTCTGCTACCTCTAGAGTAAATATATTACCACTGTTAAATTCTTGGTCTAGATCTATTAACTGAGCTGGCATATTTTCTCCATGGAGTCAAGGTTACATATTTCCATATTATAACAGTCGGCCTTTACTCTAAAGTTATTATCGCCGTCTTTTTGTCCTTTTGTTAAAAATCTAGCACTTTTAAAATAGGTGTCTTTTTTACAACATCCTAGAATCCAAGCTCTTGTCCATCTTCCCTTAACGTTTTCAATCCTAACGAATACATAATAGTCACATTTCTGCTTAGTGTTAAAAGCGGCGACGGAACATTCGTAATAGGGTCTTGGTTCGCTAGTACATCTTTTGGTTTTAACATCACAGGTTACACCATTTTTCACGATGTCATAATCGTAGGTGTTGTTAATGTCACCTTTAATTATATTATTAGCTACTTCCTCACCTAAAAAACCGGCAATGTTGCCGTCGCCTTTTGTAATCGAGTTGTTGATCTCACCCATCTGGCGAGCTTTTCTCCAAGCTCGTTTTTTCATCTCTTGTGTTATTTCTATTTCAATCATCCCGGTGCCTCATAATATCCTATTTCAAAACCGTCCCTACTACATCTCTCAACTGTGTCATCATGGCCGAACGCCTTGAGATGCTCCTCGACATGTTCGCATATTGAAATGTTGGTTCCGGGCCAGTTGTTCTTGTAAAAGTGACACAGTTTTGTACACTTGAAATGCGATCTTCGTTGTGATATAGGCTTGGGAAACTCATTGTGTTTTATCTGCTTGAACCTCTGCTCCAACATCCCCAAAAAACTTTCTTGGTCTGATTTGTCGAAACACATACTAAACGGTCCCCCGTCCCTAATATAAAATATAGACATTATAGCCTGCTTATACTCAGGGAAAAGTTTCGATATAGCATAATTATACAGTAAGAGTTGCGGATCTGCAAGTAATTTCTCGTAAGTTTTTTCCTCTCCGGTAGCCCAGTCAAGTCTACGACCGGTTTTCCAGTCTATGACCTCTATCACACCATCATCGACTTG